ATTGATTTTGTTCATTAATATCTTTAAAACCCATTATTTTCTTATACAGATCGATTGGGTCGTTTGCACCAGCACGTGCTCTGGCTGCAAATAGTGGACCATTAGAACCGCCATAAAAATGATCATAAGCACCTTGACCACCTTCCTTCTTAACCATTGCTCGTTGAATAGTATCAATATCTTTTGAATCTATTTGTTTATTTGGATCCAATCCTGATTTTGTAAATACATCATCGATATATGCATTAGGATCGTTTGGATATTTTTTCCCAAGCGGCGTATTGTCATCTTTTGGTGCATACTTATTAATCATTTGTGCACCTGTCATTCCCTTGCCAGCATCAATCTGAATTTGACGCTGCATGGCGTCCATACCAGCTTCTTGATCTGGAAAAATCGCAAATCCATGTTCATCAAATCCGATTGCGTTATCTAATACATATCCAGGTTGTGTTAAATATTGTTGCGTTTTAGCGTCAACTGCGCGCAAATTACCTGGATTATTATTTCTAATTGAACGGACTTCGTTTAATGTATTTTTATTTGGCATTTTATTGTGGTTGTTGATCAACCTCTACCTCTTGTGTTGGTTGTCTTGCAAATCGACCTCTACCAAAATTTAGTCTACTAAACTCTGGTCTGTTAATAAACTTGGCGGGAATATCATTACCTGTTGTTTCGTGTGGAATTACAACAACATGACCCTCTTGAGAATTAACAGATTCACCAGTTTCTGAATCAGCCATTGATCCTTGCATTAGATTTGAGTTGTTTTGCGCATTTGCTTCGAGTGCTGGCAGAAGTGCATTTTTTGCATTCGTGAGTTCTTGATGAATACGAATCGTTTGTCTCCATTTAACTGAGTTCATATTCATATCATTTAAAATCTCATCGCGTCTCTGAGTAAAAGCATCAACCTTTTTCGCATTATTTGGATTTTGAATTTGTCGTTCAAATTTTTGTCTTACATGATCAGTTAATCCTTCATATGTAAGAGGAGAACCATCACGCACTGTTGAATTAATATATGTTGAAAAATGATCAGCATGAGCAGTGGCATGATCAAAGTCATGTTTCTCTGCCATAATCTTTACATTCTTTATGGCACGATCAAATGCAGCTTGATTATCGGAACCATAATTCTCAGAATTTGGTCTCAGTGCACGTGGATCAATTATATGTACATCTGGATGTGTTCCGAATGATCGTAATGGAATATTAAATTCTCTTCGTGGGAAAGTCAGCATCATCTGACCAGTTTTTGGATGTGGTTTGAAATATGCACCACGATATCCTGTATGCACCACAGCTCCAAATTGAGAGTTTAACATTCTTTGTCCAATTTTAGAATTGGCTGGAGCAGAGTAATTAATTAATTGTGGATTTGCGGAGACAGTAACATTACCCTCTTCATCTTGTATTTGCTGCAGCATATTTTGTGAATGCATGAAGTCAGCTTGATAAATCCCACTCATTGGAGAGACTTTTGGGAGATGTTCTAAAGCGAGAGATAATTTCTCAGCGAGACCTGGTTTGTCACCATAAAGTTGTTGAATTTCTTCTGGTGTGGTGGCGAGTTTCTGTGTATTTTTATTAAATGCAGATTTAGTCGCTACGAAAAATGCACCAGGTGCATATCCGCTATTCCTGGAGCCTTTATTCGGCATACGACCGAAAATAATTGCTGGTGCACCGTCATGCTTTACAGAAACCTTGGCATCTGAAGGTTCTCCCCTCAGATAACTGTGCATACTATTTAAAAATCGTAGAGATAGATTCAGTCCATTATTACCATGTTTGACAAGGTAATCTTCAACGTGCTCTAGATGCCCGCCATCATGAACACCTTCAGTTTCAAACTGAGCAGCCTCAATTAAATATTGGCTAAATCTTAACATACGCCTCTTCCACTCTGTGGGATGGTTATATGTTCTATTTAGTTATTTTTTCTAGTCAAGATCCCATATATAATCTGATCAATTGTTTCGTTTATGGTATATTCAGGCTTGTATCCTAAATTCTGAAGTTTAGTTGAATTCATGAAAAAAGAGCGAGAAGACTGCACCTTTTTGTGAAACTCTTTTTGCTCTATAGTACGAATTTCTGATCCAGAGTCCATGGCATCTCGAGCATAGCGTATCGCATCTCGGAAGATTATTGGTCTCCCATTTCCAATATTATAGATAGAGTCCAACTCTGCTTTTGCGAGAACTAAATCGATTGCTCGAGCGCAATCGCGAACATCAATATAATCACGATAAAAATAACCAGAGTCGTAGAGGTCGACGGGTCGGTTTGCAGCGAGTTCGCCCAATAGATATTGGAGCGCATTTTTCTTCGCAGATACCTTTTTATCTTGTTTACCCAATACATTTGCCAATCTCAGAATACGATAGTTTAAATTGAACGTCTCGCAGTAAGACATAAGCAACTGCTCGGCGCATCGTTTTGTAATCGAATAAAATCCTTTTGGATCACAAGGATCAGTCTCAGGAATACCACGAGAACCCTCGCCGAAGCCAGAGTCCTGACCATAAACAAACCAAGAACTTATAAAGTTAAAACAACCCTTTTGTCTAGTTTTCTGCATATAACTGCGATAACTATCCAAAACCTTCATTAAAATTACAAGGTTTGTATTAATATCTAGTAAAGAATCACGATGCACATTGTAGTTATCAACTGTGCTAATGAAATAAAGAACATTATCTGATCTTACCTCATAATTATCTCGATCATTCAGTATCCATGGTGTTTTGGTGGTTCGAACATACTCCGAACCAACAAACCCATTTCCACCAAATATGTTTATGATGCCCATTTTTGCATTACGCTTTCGTAATACTCCCAAACCTTATCACCATAATGAGGTGGGCAACCAACAAAGAACACATTACTGAGTGCCTTGTTTGCATTTGGATAATCTTCTGCGTTTCCAAGATGTTTGTATCCAGGATGTAGTAGAATATTGCCAGCAAAATAGTTACGAGTTTGAATTCTATTTGATTCTAAGAATGCTTGTAGTTTTTCTTTTATTTCAGCAGTGTTTGTAATCAACGGAACACCGAACCAACTTGGATCAGCCTTCTGTAAATTTAAAGCAACACGAACTCCAGGAACATATTTCTCAAACATCTTTGCAACTCTATTAAAGTTCCATCGGCGCTTTGTATCAATCTCGTCGATTTTCTTCAGCTGTTCTATGCCAATCGCACCTTGCATATCGAGTGGTTTGAGATTATATCCCATGTTTGAAAAGAGATACTTGTGATCAATTACACCATCATATCCGTCAAGCCATTTGTCAAAACGATTGCCACATGTACCGCAAGCCAGTAAATTAGCAGCACCGATGCAGCGGCAATCACGACCCCACCAACTAATCGAACGTGCTGTGTTAATAAGTTCTTCGTCATTTGAGCAAACCATGCCTCCTTCGCCAGTTGAAATGTGGTGTGCAGGATAAAACGAGCATGACCACGAATAATAATATTCAGTCAACAATTTACCATCCCAGCGAGTACCGAGAGAGTCGCAGTTATCACCGATCAAAAGTAAATCATGTTTATTACAAATCTCTTGTATACGATCCATGTCGGGTGGATTACCAAGCACAGGTGATACAAAAACAGCTGCTGTACGATCTGTAATTTTTTCTTCAAGTTTATCGAGATCAAAGTTCAATGTGTTCATTTCAATATCAACGAACACTGGTGTCATATTGTTCTGAACAATCGGAGCGATTGTAGTTGGGAATCCAACAGGAGAAACTAAAACCTCCGCACCATCTTCAAGTTTGAGATGTTTTTTAAGAGCAGCGACCATTGTGAGATTAGCTGATGAACCAGAGTTCACCATATGACAATGTTTCGTATTGAACTTACGACCGAATGCCCACTGAAATTTCGCAACCTGCTCGCCAGAAACGAGCCACTTACCTGTGAGGAATGCAGTTACACCAGCAATGACCTCTTTCTCATCCCAATATGGACCAGAATAGAATACAGTATCTTTTTCAGCATTGAATTCTTTACAGTTATATGCATATTTGGGAGTGCCAACGGCGGCAACCAAATCTTCAATCATCTGTTTCACTTCACTCATTATCTCTTCCTCAAAATTTGACCAAGATATTTGCCATAATCTGACTTACTGTACTTCTCTGCAGAACGACGAACATCATGCTCAGTAATCCATGCATTCTTATACGCAATTTCTTCTGGGCATGCAATCATCATTCCTGTTCTCTTTTGCACTGAACCCACAAACACAGAGGCTTCCGATAGAGATTCAAATGTTCCTGTATCAATCCAAGCAATCCCGCGATTTAAATACTCAATCTTGCAATCAAAATTCTCTAGGTAAAGATTGTTAATATCAGTAATTTCTAATTCGCCTCGCGCAGAGGGACTGATTCTCCAAGCATATTCTACTACTTTATTGTCGTAAAAGTAAAGCCCAGTGACAGCATAATTACTAGGTGCAATTTTAGGTTTCTCAACAATCTTAATTGGGTGACCTTCTGTATTTTGCTCAACAACACCAAATCTCTCTGGATCAGAAACATGATATGCAAAGAGCGTACAACCACAATTATTCCAAGTTGCTGCATTAAATCGATTAATTAATTCATTTCCATAAAAAATGTTATCACCAAGAATCAGTGTAACATCATCTTTGCCAATCCATTTATCGGCAATACGAAAACACTCAGCAATTCCTTTTGGTTCTAATTGAACTTGATAAGAAATTTCGATTCCCCATTGAGATCCATCGCCGCAAAGACGTTTAAATGCTGCGACATCATTCGGTGAATTAATAATCAAAATATCTCGAATACCTGCCATCATCAGCGTTGATAATGGATAATAAACGAGAGGTTTATCATAAACAGGCAATAACTGTTTTGATGTAACTTCAGTGCATGGATATAATCTTGTTCCTAGTCCACCAGATAGTATAATTCCTTTTCTCATTTGTACCACTCCAATGTTTTACGAATTCCCTCAGTGATGTTAGTCTTTGCTTTCCATCCGAGTTCTCGTTCAAGTTTTGACGAATTCATTGCGTATCTAAAATCATGACCTTTACGATCAGTTACAAAATTGATCCAGTTCTGATACATGTGAACTGGTTTTCCTATAACGTCAAGGATCAAAGTAACCATTTCAAGATTACTCATCTCATGACCACCACCGATGTTATAACGCTCGCCAGATTTAAAATTCTGACCAATAGTTAACAATGCATCGCAGTGGTCTTCAACAAATAACCAGTCGCGAACATTTTGACCAGTTCCGTAAACTGGGATTGGTGTATTCATTTGAATATTTCGAATTATGGTTGGAATAAATTTTTCTTTATGCTGTCGAGGACCATAATTATTCGAACAATTAGTTACGACTGCCTCGATACCATGTGTGTTTACATATGAGCGAACAAGATGATCGCTGGCTGCTTTTGTGGCAGAGTACGGATTACGAGGATTGTATGGAGTTTTCTCAGTGAATGGCGAATCATCATGAGAAAGCGATCCATAAACTTCGTCAGTAGAGACATGAACAAGTTTTCCCTTGTATTTACGAATACACTTTAGAATGTTGTGAGTGCCATCAATATTAGTGCTGAGGAAATGATCGTCGCCAGTAATAGAGTTATCGACGTGAGACTCAGCAGCAAAATGAAACGTAATTTCTGGTTCATAGTCACGGTATAATTGATCAAGTAAAACAAGGTTTCGAATATCGCAGCGACGAATAA